AGGGCGCCAAGCAGACCGCCTCGCCACGTTTGCGCGATCGGGCTCTGCTGGTCGAGCGCCAGTGCGCGATGGCGGCGGACTTCTGGTTGCGTGTGTGCGAAGCGAAGGACGGGCGAAAATACTGGACCGATGGGTCAAGCGAGGAAACGCGCCACGCGACCGAGTTCCTGCTCGACGACCTGCCGGACGACCGACACGTGATGGTGGACAGTCATTCGGCCTCGCCGATCTTCCAGGACGACCACGCCCAACTGATCGCCTGGGGCCTGGACCACGGCGTGACCGATGCGGATTACGCCGTGGATCACCTGCCGTATCCGGACAAGGAAACGCTGCATCACGGCATCAAAGCGCGGCAGGAGGCGCAGCAGAAGCTGCTCCAGGAACTGATGCAGAAAGACCCGGAGGCGGCGGCGAAGCTGCTGGAGCACTCGGGGGGGAAGAAGCGGTGATCATTGGCCCTAAGCGGCCTTCGGCCCATGCAAGGGCGTCCGACCACTTGTAGAGCACCCTCGCCCCGAAGTGCCGGAACGGCGGCCCGCCGCCGCGGGTGGCCTTCGTTGCCAGCGTCTTGGGCTTGACCGGATAGCCGGCCTCGGTCAGCGCCGCAGTCACCGCGTCCCGCGTCAGCAGCGCGTCAGGGCTGGGCATCAGTTCGCCGACAAGAACGGTATGCCGTTCGGTCCCGTCTGCTGGCGCTGCTGGGCGCGCTGCAAGGACATCACGTATTTCGCGAACTCGGGGTCGGCCGCCTTCATGGCATCGACCGCCTTGTTCGACGCCATCTGCACGAAATGCGGCGCGATCTGCACCAGCGCGTCGGACTCGTCGGACGAGAGCAGCGTGAACTGCACCTGACCGGCTTCTTGGGCGAAGTTTTGTCCGATGTCATCGGCAATCGTGGCGGTTTCTTTCCACCGCTCCATCGCGATAAGCCGCGACCCGTCGGTCTGAAACCGCAGCCGCACCGCCGTGCACTGTTCGCCGACGAGGAAGACGACGTTGAACATTTAAGCAAAATCCCTGTGCTTGATCTTCGTGATGACGCGATGCCCGGCGCGATCCTGCAACTCGACGACAGGGCGCGCCACGATGCCCTCGGCCGTGAAGTCGCCCCACTGCGACTTGATGCCCGCACGAGTCAGTGCCACCGCACTGTGCAGCGTGCCGGTGCCGATGATCGGTACCACGTCCAGCCCGAGCTTCGCCGCCACGCCCTCGACATCGCCGCGCCGCAGCCAGAAGTCGCCGATCCGCACATCAAAGAGAACAAAATCCTGGTCGGCGCGATAGAGGCCGCCGGATTGGATCTTGGCGCCATAGCCTTCGCCGTAGAGGGTCACGCCGTCCGGGAACGCCTCGGCCATCGCCGCGCGCTGCGGGAAGAAGCGTTCTTCCAGCCGCTTGACGAGTGGCGCCGGAAGACTTGCGTTGTCCGTGCGCCCGCCGAACTCGATGACGGTGTTCGAATAGTTCACGCGGATGTTCGTCCCGTCCACCTTCTCCGTAAACTGCCACTGATTATCTGCGAGATAGGCGAACGTCTCATTCGTCCACTCGCCGGCGAGCAGCACCTTCTTGGGATGCGTCATGTCGCGTTTGAACATCGTGTCGATCTTGGGGTATTCACGCACCTACCCAATCACCTTCTGCTGTGCCCACCGGTCGAACTCATCGTCGGCCGGAATGCGGATGTTGCGCCCGAGGCGCTTGAACGGTGGCGCCGACCCGCGACTGCCACGGACGCGGGCGTAGACCCAGTCCGGCGCCACGCCCAACCGGGCAGCGACTTCCTTGACGGTCATCCATCGCGGCATCGGGTCGGTCACGCAGCCTCCATACCACCACCGCGCAACGCACGCAACACTCGCAACGCACGCGGCATATACAAAACAAATACAACGAGTTGCGGCGTGTTCCTGTTCCGCCGCCGGCCGAAACGGCGCTAACTGGCGCCGGCCCGACTTCCGGCCGCTTCAACAACAGGAGTCTTCCCATGCTGAACATCACTGGCGAGCGCAATCGGCATCACAAGCGCCGTGGCCGGCGCTGATCCCATGACCCGCTTCCGCATGCACCGCCGGCACGGCCGGCGCTGATCCGATGGCCGAGCAAATGCCCGGCCAGCCGCCTTCCCCGCCCGGTGCTGGCGCTCCGCCACCTCCGGGCGGGCAGCCGTCGTTCGGCACATCGCCTGCCACGCCGCCCACCGCCAACGCAGGGCAGTCCGCTGCCGGCATGGTGCTGATGAGCGTCGTGCAGAAAATGACGTGGATGGCGATCGGCGCTGTCGGCCCGTCCTCACCGGCTGGCACCGACCTGCGCAAGTCGCTCGACCTGATCTCCAAGCACGTTCCGGCCGGCGCGGTCAGTCCCGCCGCCGAGGTGAACGCGCTCAAGGCGATGCTGATGAAGGTCCAGCAGAACGCGCCGCAGGTCCAGCAGATGCAGGGCATGGCGCAAAAGCAGATGGCCGGACAGGTGCCGCCCGGCGCCGGTGCGGGCGCCGCTCCGCCGCCCCCAGGTGGCGCCGGTGGCGCACCGCCGCCTCAAGCAATGGCCGCATAGGAGGCCCCGATGGACATCTTTCACGACCCCTCGAAATCCATCCCCAAGCAGTCCGGCAACATCGTCCGTGTGGGCATGGATGAGCTGGAGATCGGCGGGCGCAAGTCGCATCTGCCGCCCAACTCAATCTCCGACATGAGCGTGTCGCACGTGCCATCGACCGGTAAGGGTTCCGGCTGATGGCCACGATCCCCGAGGCCGAGGTTGCCGGCTATCTCGCGCTGAAAGACATCCACGCCGCGATGATGGCCAACCCGGACTCGCGGGACATGGTGATGCGCGCCGCGAAGATCGCGCGCCCCGGCATCGTCAACGAACTCGACACCGCCGAGCGCTTCGCCAAGCCGCTGCGCGAAGAACTGGCCGCGACCAACGCCAAGTTGACCGAGTTCCAGAAGACGTGGATGGCCGAACAGGCCGCTCGCGCCGAGGCCGACCGCAACCGCGAGTTCGAGAACGCATGGGCCGCGCAGGAGCGCGAATTGCGCAACGCCGGCTACATGGACAAGGCCATCGCCGGCATCAAGGCCACGGCCGCCCAGAAGGGCATCGTGTCCCTGCTCGACGCCGCGGCCGTCTACGACCGCGACACGCCGGCCCCCGTCATCGAATCGCCCCGCTTCGGCAGCCTCGCGCTGATGGACGGCACCGCCACCGGCGACGGCCAGGACGACTACATGGCCAAGCTGTTCAAGGGGCGCGGCGAAGCGGCCGGCGAAACCCGCAAGCAGGTCCACGCCGCACTCATGGAGGTCCGGCAGCAAGGTCGGGCCGCATAAAGGGGACTAGACGATGGCCATTCCAGGCACAGGCATAGCCCCCTCCGGCTCGGTCTTTACCGAACTCACCAGCGTCACGCGGCGAGCCTTCGTCCCGAAGCTCGTCGTGCAGATGTATTTCGCATCGCCGAGCCTCTACTACCTCTGGGGCAACCAGCAGAAAGCCGCGGGCGGTCTCAATCAGGTCACGATTCCCTTGCAGGGCCAGAGCATGGTCCAGGGGCAATACATCGGCTATGGTGGCGGGTTCAACTCGCCCAACATCACGCCCGGCATCCAGAACGCGCAGTTCAACCTCTGCTTCTGGGCCGTCCCGGTGCCGCTGCCGTTCGGCGAGACGATTATCCAGGCCACCGACCGCGAGGTGTCGCTGCTTGAAGCGCGCATGAACGACGTTTACGCCGTGACCCGGCAGAACGTCGCGACCAACCTCTACGTGTCCGGCGCCGCGCTGAACCCCCTGTTCCCGAACTCGTTCCTCGACGCCTTCGACAACGGCACGAACCTTGCCGTGTACGGCGGCATCAACCGCAACGCCCCCGGCAACGCGAACTTCAAGGGCCAGTACATCAACGCCGGCTCCGGCTCGACGTGGGAGACCAACTACGGCACCCAGACCGCCGGATGGTCGCGCACCGCGATGCAGGCGCTGATCCTGAACATCACCAACAACGCGGGTGGCGAAGCGCCGACCTACGGCGTGATGAACCCCGCCGATCTGGCCACGCTGAACGCCTCGTTCGTCGGCGTCGAGCAGGGCTTCGTGACGCCCGGCCGCGCGTTCGACATCGACACGCCGATCCGGTCGAGCTTCCCGAACCTGAACGTGTCCGGCGTGCCGATCTTCGCCGATTATTTCGTGCCGGTCGGGAATTGTTTTTTCTCGAACAGCAAATACACGTCGCTGTATGTGAGCGAGGACGCCGCACTCGACTTCTCCGGGTTCTACTCGCTCGTCCCGCTCGGCCAGATCG